CTAATCGTAATCTGGTCCGAGATTGGCGTAGCCGTCTTCGGTGATATCGTAATAGCTGTTCGCGCAGTAGATTACATAACGGCTTTTAGGGTCGTAATCGGGTATTTTTTGCCGCTGCGACCACAGCAGTTGGCCCAGCGGTCCGGGTGATATTTTCATGTCCAGACTAATGTCATTTTTGAGACGGTTTGGACCGATGTGGGTAAGTGACGGCATGGGCGAATTGCTCCTCAGCTAAGGCGGCTCCCATTAGTGGTGACAGCCTCAAAGCCAAACAAGGGGCAATTGAAAAAACAGAGGAAGGGGCTGAGGTCGCCTCGTGACCACCGTCCACGCTTCGACCCTCGTCTCGCTAAATACCCTGTAGATCAACCAAATAACGGTGGCACAGTGGCGTGGTTCTGGCAGAAATCTCGTGATTACGGAAAGGTCGAAAGGCCCAGCAGTCGCCGCAGCGTAGGCGGCATGTTCAGCACGGGCGGCCTTTCAGGCGTTTGGACGGACGAAGAGAACTTCGCAGCCCGCGCCAAGAAGCTGCTCTACAAATGCCCGGTTAGCCGTCGCTGCTTTGAAATCCGCGCCGAGAAGCTGGCCAGCATCACGATCAAGATCGAAGGCGCCAGCAAGGCGACCAAGAAAGTCCTGACCAAGCCCAATTTCCGCGACCGCACGATGAGCAACCTACTCCGTGTGATCGAAACGGACCTTGGCATCGGCGGCGATAATTGGCTGTTCCTCAACAAAGAGATTGCCAGCAGGCCGGTCATTGAAGGGCTTCGCCCCGACTTCATGTATCAGGAGCCGGATCAGAACCGCATCCTCTACGACCCGTCGAAACGCCTGACCGGCACCAGCAAGCCAGAACTCATCTTCACGATGGACCCTGACGATTTCGGCCGCACGCAGATGGTCGAACGCATCATCCACGGCACCAATCGCTATGAGGTCATCGACGGGGCCGTGCTGCAAATCAGCATCTATAACCCGCTGAGCGCCTTACAGGGGTCAGGAGCCGGCGACGCTATCTTGGCCGATGTCTCGGCATATGCCGCCGCTACGAAACTCATGTATGCCCGTTTCGCCAATGGCGGTCGCAAGGCAGGCTGGATCACGCTGCCAGAGATCGACGGCTTGGACGACATGACCGACGATGATTGGGCAAAGCTGCGCGACACGATGGAGCGCCTTCGCAGCGACGACGAACTCAAGGGTCTGGTCGCCGGGTCGAACTTCATCGAAAACCAGATGACCTTCGCGGAACTCGACATTGTTGATGTCGTGAAGGCTCTGGAACGCCGCATCGCAATGGCGCTTGGCGTCCAGCCGGTCATGCTGGGCTTTGAGGGCGAAACCACCGGCATGAACATGCGAACGGCGGATCGCACCTTCTATACTGGCTGGCTCAAGCCCCGCGCCGAATTCATCCTTGGCCATCTTCAAGCCTTTCTGGCTGAAGAGATGGGCGACCTGAAGTTGTCCCTCACGATTGATGAAACCCAGCTTCCATACCTCCAGGACGATAAGCTGGAGCAGGTCGACAAGATGGCCGGTCGCGGCGCGCTGACGTTCAACGAGTATCGAGAATCGATGGGCTGGCCGCCCGTGGAATGGGGCAATGTCCCTATCCCGGTTGCCGGTGCTGGCGAAGCGTTCGCCACTTCTAGTGGTGACAAGGAACCCCAGCAGCAGCCCGAAACAGCCAAACCCCGCATCGTTGGCCACGGCGCAGATACCAGCCGCCGCGCCGATCAGCGCGGGTAACGCAATAAATAACGGCAAGAGGAACTGATAGGAACCAGACGCTTATGACCATGCAATTTCTGACGAAGAGTTTCAAAGCCGCTCCTATCAGGGAGAACGAGGTCGAAGGTCTGGCGTCCACATATGGCAACATCGACCATGCCGGTGATATCGTGGAACGCGGGGCATATGCCCGAACCCTAGATCGCTTCAACGGCAGCAGAAAGGGAATGCCCTTCCTTGCCCACCACCGTCATGACCGCCCTATCGGTAAGATCGTTGAACTGCGCGACAGCGACGAAGGCCTGTATTTCAAAGCCCGCTTCTCAGAAAGCCATGATGGTCAGAACGTCCGCCAGCAGTTTCTTGATGGAACGCTGGACAGCTTCTCCATCGGCTATCGGGTGATCCAGAAGCAGGCCGACCGCGTGAAGGACCGTCGTGTCCTGCGCCTCAAGGAAATTGCGCTCCATGAGATCAGCGCAGTCACTTTCCCCTGCAACGAGCTGGCCGTCATCAGCGCCGTGAAGGGCAACATCGGCGAAAGCTACAGCGACCTGAGCCTTGAGGATCAGCAGCGCCTCGCGGATTTCGCGGAAACGCTGCGCGCCGTGGCGAACGGCACTGCCCATGATGACATGCTGGCAGAAGTCGCGCTCGATCCAACCGAGATAATCGAGGCGGCAGCATCAGAAGATGATGAACAGCTACAGAAGGCATTTGAAGATGCTTGGCTGTCCTACCGCATCAAGCAGGCTTTCGATCGATAAATAAAGCGTCAGCAGGAATGCTGACCGGCACTCCGTTCAGGACTCGCCCTCTTATAACAGAAGGACTCGCTTTCGCCCTCCTCTGAACTCGAAATCAGAGGTGAATAGTGAACGAGAATATCCAGAAGCTGTTTGACGAACTGGCGACCAAGGCCAATTCGGCGGACGCTGTTAACAAGGCAGAGGTCCAGACCCTCTATGCCGAAATCAAGTCCCTACAGGATAAGCAGGTTGAGCAGGAAGCCGCTATCGAAGCAGCGACCGAAGCACTGGCGCGCAAGTCCACTACCAAGTCCCAGACAGTAGATGCCTCCGACGATCTGCGCGTCGCGCAGTTCGCGTTCGTCAAGGGCCGCCACGCTGTCACCGATGGCGACATCAAGGCCGACGAATTCAGCCGCACGGTCAACGTGGAAGGTGGTCACACGATCCCTACCCACTTCGACAGCGAAATCACCCGCGCACTGAACAAGGCCAGCCCGATCCGCGCACTCGCTCGCGTGTTGTCTGTGTCTGGCAATCTGGAACGCATCATCAAGGTCAAGACCTCCGGTGCCGCGCTGACGAAGACTGAAAAGGCTGCCTACGACCTCAACACCGTCGATACCTTCGCCAAGCTGCGTTGGGGTTTCGCCGATGTCACGGACCAGCAGCGCCACACCGCATGGGTTTCGGACGAGCCAGAAAGCGTCCTGAATCTCGCGCAGGAACTACAGGACAGCATGGTCCTGAACATCTCCGAAAAGGAGAGCGACCAGTTCCTCAACGGCACGACCCAGAACAGCGTTGAAGACGTTGCTGGCGTGACCTCCACCCGCATGGGCCTTCTGGCACAAACTCTTTCGACCGGCACCGTCAACAAGTTCACCGACAGCTTCGGCGTTCTGGCGAAGGTCGAGGCTCCAGCGGTCAACGAAGATGGCACCGGCGCTCTGAGCGATGCCGTTCTGGTCCTGCGTTCGACACTCCACAGCAACTACCTTGCTGGCGCGGTCCTCGTCATCTCGTCCGACTTTGAACTCAAGGTCATGCAGGAGAAGGACAAGAACGGTCGTCCAGTCTGGGCACCTGCTGATGCATCGATCTCCGGTCTGCCCGGCGGCACCATCTACGGCGTCCGCTATGTCGTGGACGACATGATGCCAGACGTTGCGACGGCGATCAGCACGGCCAAGCCTGCTGCGATCCTCGCGGACTTCAAGAAGGCATACACCATCGCGGATTATGGCACGATGAAGTGGGTCGTTGACCCAATCACCGAACCACAGTTCGTGAAATATAGCGCCCGTCGCCGCACTGGTGCAGCGATTGTCGATTATAAGGCAATCCGCGCTCTGGTCCTGACCGCCGCGTAAGCCGTTCGGCATTAAAAATGGAATGGCTCGTCCGTCAGGACGGGCCATTCTGTCATCGAGCACGCGCCTCTAACCGCCAGCTATAGAATGATCCTAATCAAGCCACGATCGTTGGCACTTGATGAAACAATCACCTGCCCTTCTCGCCCTCGCGTTCATCACAGCTATCGTCTCTGCTTGCTCGTCAGGAACGAGCGAACGACAAGATGAAGCTACCTCGTTTCAAAATGCGCAGATTAACGTCAATCCTGTTCCAGCGTCGATGCCAGAAAAGGACGCGCCCGAATGGACCGCAAAGGAAACCGCGCTGATCAATGATTGGCGTCGCCTTAATGAACAATGCCGGGGAGGATCAGGCGATGATCCCGCAACGCTCAAGGCTTGCGAGGACCGTGAAGACGCGACGACTCGGCTGCAAAATGCTGGTATTTGCTACGGCGAAGCAGGTCAGTCGGGCTACCAGATGACGATTCACCGCTGCAACGAGCGGTCAATCCGCATTGGCGGCGGCAAGTAATCCCTGCTGCGCCATCGACGAAATGACTATCGCGCGCAAATTCGCGCTCGTTCGTTCACCCAGCATCCATCGACTTTTCGGACAACGCCGAGCGGATCAAACGCGCGGGTATCGTCCGGGTCTTTATTCCATGTAGCAGTTGTCCGATCATCTGTATCGCGCGAGACGATGGCAAAATGGGATTGGGCAGGCTTGCCATCGTCCCATGTATTTAAAGTGTATTGGTCACCTCCCATCGGGAAAACCAGACAGGGTCCGTCAACGTGGATAACCCCATCCACTTCCAAATAGCAGGAACGCTTTTTGGATTGGCTACCCGACTGACCGTCTCTGTCGTCGGGTTCGGACTTAGGCAGATTTGCATTTAAGGCCTCTGACGCGACAGCAGCACCGGCATTATCGCCGGCGTCGTTCTGAACGTCAGCGGTAGGAACACGTCCCTCAGCATCCCCATTCGCTTGTGGGATCGGCTCCTGATTACAAGCCGCCAGGGCAAACAAGCAACTTAGTGCACCTACCAGTCGCAACCCGTCTCTCCTGCTGTTCGACCATCGAACGAATGGATGGAGGGGATGTTGCAACATGACCGAAATCACTAATCGTCACCGCAAATAAATAGCTGCGAACACTCAAAATGAGGGCGCAGCATGGGATTGGAAACCTCCGGGGCAACCGCAAATAGTTGGCAGACCATCGTTCAGGCGAACCAGTTCCTGACCGATTTCGTCCATCCGCTGCTGGGCATCAGCCCGGAACTCAGCGACGGCGACGAACCCTACCTGATCGAGTCCGCGAAAGAGATTTCGCGCATGTGGTCATTCAAGGGCCAGCCGGTTGATCCGCTCCAGCCTTTGGCATGGCCGCGCAAGGGCGTCGTCATCGAAGGCAGGACGCCCGGTTCCGACTGGTATCCTCGCAACTTCCCTCACCTTGATTCCTGCTACGAGGACTTTGCGCGCTTCATCCATTTTGAAAGCCCCGGCCTGTCCAACACGCCGGTCCTGCTGCCAAACGATTTAGTCCCGACAGAGGTTCTGGAAGCGCAGGCGATCCTAGCAGCCTTCAAGGTCCGCAACATCACGCTCTGGCAGGACAATGCGTTTAACGCATCGGAATTGAAGCTGGACGGCGTTGGCACGATCAAGCCCGCCAATGCTGTCGCGGCGGCCGATGCCGTGTTCATGCGCTTGTCCAAATGGGGTTCGTTCAGGGGCGCTTCAATCGTTCGTCCTGGCGGTGCGCGATAATGGCGACCGTCTATGAGAATTTCGCGAGCGCGGTGACTACGCTCTATGCAGGCCCATTGGGCGGCAGCTTCATTCTCCGTCGCACCAGCGGCGGCGGTTATGATGCCAACGGGGATGTTGTCCCTGTCACTACTCGCGACGTTCGCGTTCGCGGCGTCATTCGGGACAAGGAGTTCTGGAACGCCGGGGCGCTGCTAGGCGTCCGCACCGTCGCCATGCTGGACAATAGGCACGAGCCTTTTCCAGACGATGTGCTGATTGTTGGCCAGACCACGCATACCATCGATACCGTAAAGGCTGTCGCACCCAATGGCTTGACCGTCATCCGCTATGAAGCGGTGCTAAAATAATGGCCCGCTCCGGCATCACGAACATGGGCGAGGTCGCGAAGAGCCTCGCGGACGCTAAGCGCAAAGCCATCGCGCACGCGGAGCGAGTGAACCGCGATCTAGCCAATGCCGTCCTACAAGGGGTCGTAGAGGGCACGCCAGAGGATACGAGCGTCACAGTCGGCGATTGGCAGGTGGGCGTTAATACCGTCCCGCAGGGCACGCTTGATAGTCCCGATCCCGGCGGAGCAGGCGCGCTCGCACGGGGCCAATCTCAGATTGCAACCGCCAAGCTGGGCGGCACGATCAACATCATCAACAACCAGCCGCACATCGATGGTCTGAACGCGGGCAATGCCGTGACCAAGCCGTCAGGCTGGGTTGAGCGCAGCATCGACGCCGCCAAGGCGGGGGTGCGCTAATGGGCCATTCCACTGACATCGACATTCTCCGCAAGCGCATGATCGCGCTATGGACTGACAAGTCCGCGCCCCTGATCCATGACAACGCGAAGGCCGGAACTGCCCCCTTGCCGAGGTTCGTTCGCTTCGCTGTCCGCCCCGGCACCGAGACGAAAAGCAATCTCGGCAGCGACCGTCATAGGGTGATTCGTGAAGGTCGCGTTTGGGTGCATGTCGCTATTCCAATTGGCGAAGCCGATGCGAACGCTTGGGCGCTGGCTGATAAGGTCGCGGCTGTCTTGGCGCATTGGACTAATCCTGATGGCGCGCTGCGCTGCGGGGCCATCACCACCGATGTCATTTCCAGCACCACCCACTACATGATTGCAGTGAAAATCGCCTATCGGTCCAGCCGCGTCGAGCCGGTATAGCCAGCAAATGCGGTTCGTCGCATAACGACCAGACTTTGCCGTTCGCCGGTCGATTTGTTGATGCCACTAGCGGACGTTCATTAGCTCGGTAATATCGCCGGATGGATGACGGCAGATACCGATGTGGCGGAACGCGGGGCGGCAAGTGGGGCTGCGGTATGTCGTTGCTCATCACCNTCCCGATCTTCACCATNCTCTTAATGGTGGAGGCCTTGGGTGACTGCGCACCTGATATTCCATGCGGTAAGGGCTTTTGGTCGCATGTCATGCTGCCATCCGCTGCAGTTGCGCTCATCACAGGGCTTGCTGTTCGATGGCTGGTAAATCGGTTGGTCCGCAAAGGAGAATAACGACCATTTTTGGTCACTCCTTCACACCATCCGTATCCTTGACACCGGTCATTCATTTCGATGGCGATCCGAAGAGTGAATTGCAGAATCTGGTGGTTAGCTGCCGTTCAGTCCCGCTGAGCAACTGCCTCTCGACGTTGGTATAAGCCGCGCGTGGGCCATACAGACAGAGAGAGCGGTCCGGACTCCACGATAGTTCGGACCTCACGTCGCACCGGTCCACTTTGCAACGCATCCCATTCGGTTTCGAAATCTTCAATTTCCTCACGATCTTCAGCATCTTCGCGCTCAAGCACGAAGTCTACCAACCACTGACTTCCGTCATGGCTAAGCGTGACGCGACGAAAATTTTGCGAAAGCATACCAAGCATTGCTTGCATAACGGCGACTGATTGAAAGTTCCATTCTTGGAGGTTCGGACCGGTAGACATAGCAATTGTTTTCTCCGCTTCCGGATGACCGCAACGGGACGAATGTTGCCGAATATTTTTTACCGAGCAAGGTCATCTATCGTCGATCAACTCTCCAGAAGCTGACAGTCCGCTTCCCACCCATCGCGGCCGTTGCCGCCAACTCCTCATACCTCCGCATAAATAGGCGGAGGCCAACGCGGCCTAGAAAATAATAATAGGAGGCCGCCCGATGGCAATTAATCCATCAGATACCGAATTTGCGATTGTGAAGGAGACTGTTGCCGGGACAACGCCTGCAACTCCTGCCTTCGTCCGTCTGGAAACCATTGTTGGTTCCAACCTGAACGCTACCGCTGATCCAATCGTCAGCGCCACTCGACGCAAGGGCCGCACCAATGCCGGTCAGCGCCTCGTCAATCCCCGCGTTGAAGGCACTCTGAACACGGAATTCACTGCCGACGACGCGGCGACTGACTTCCTGCTGGAGAGCGCCTTTTCCGGCGAGTTCGATCAGGACGGCTTGCTCAAGGCAGGCACGAAAGAGACTGACCTGACCGTCGAGCGCAAGTGGATCGACGGCACCACCAATATGTTCACCCGCTATTTTGGCTGTCAGGTTTCGGAACTGGCCCTGACCGCTGAGTTCGGAGGCATCGTGACTGCCGACTTCACGGTTCTTGGTCGTGGCCGCGCTACCCCATCGAACAACGCCATTGCCGGTGCGACCTATGCGGATGCCAGCACTGCGCCGAAGTTCGCTGGTCCTGACGTGAAGAACATCGCCATCGGCGGTCTCGGCGAGGTCGATTATTCGACCCTGAACCTGACCGTAACCCAAGATCGTGCGACACAGGGCAAGCTGGGTTCGGCATTTGCGCGCGGCATCGGCACTGCCGGTAAGACCATCGAACTGGTCGCCCTGCTCTATCGCAAGGACTTCGGGCCTGAAAACCTGATCCAGAACGGCATTGAAAACCCAGCCGTCAGCATCTCGTTCGACGTGGAATTCAACGGCGCTGGCTACAGGTTCATCATTCCAGCCGCACAGCCTAGCTTCCCTGAGGATAGCGAAGATGGCGCGAACCAGATGGTCAGCGTGACCTTCTCGCCGCTGGGCGATGCCGTGTCGGGCACCGACATCATGATCCAGAAGCTGCCTGTCGCCTAATAGGCCAGAACAGCTTCTGCGGGGCGGTGGTTATCAGGTTCCACCGCCCCAACCCATGACTGAGCCTCAGGATAAATACTGGGCAGCAGAACGCTGCATGGTAAAAAACCTGAGGTGTTACATGGAATTTGATTTTGACCTCCCCAGCGTGGCTGACGATGAAGTCCGCGAGATTGAAGTGATCAAGGACGGCAAGTGCTATGGCGTTTTCCACGTCAAGCATCAGTTCGTAAACTCGCCCAAGTGGCTGCTGGAATGGAAGCGCGCCACTGCAAAGCTGAGCAAGCGCGAGAGGGATCGCATCGACAATCCCCAGACAGAAGATGACGTGATGCTGCGCCGTGGTGTCGTTATCCGCATGTTCGTGGAGAACTATGTCACTAAGAGTGCTGGCATCCCTGTGAAGGGTGACGGCGCTTGGAAGCATACCGCATCCAACCTCGTCGCATATCTCTCCGACAAGCGCGCCTACTGGATTTTTCAGGAGTTGGACGAGTTCAGTTCCGAAGAAAGCAACTTCCAAACAGAAGCCCTTGAGGACGATAAAAAAAACTAACTGAGTATCTTCGCTGGCAGCTTTCTCCTGACTTCGCCCGCATGGAGCGACTGGAGAAAGAGGCCAGCGCCGCCATCAAGGCAGGCCGTTTCGAGCATTCTTCCGTTATCGAATTGGCCGAAGCGCAGGCCCATCAGCCTACCCTCCCCCAGCATTGCGAATTCTTCTGGAACGCCTTCCTCGCCATCGGGTCGATGCGCGATGTCGGCTTTGCTGCCAGTAAGCTGCGCTGGGACGACACCATGAAATATGCTGACAGGTATCGGCTCACTTTGCACGAAGCTGAAATGCTCTGGGCAATCATTCGGGCAATGGACGCTGTAGTCCTGTCAGAAGTCAAGGACGACAAGCCCAAGGCCAGTTAGCACCCCCGATAAATAAGCAGACCCCAATAGCGCGGAGCCTGCTTATTCGATGTCTGACACAACCATCCGCATCACTATCGACGCAACTGGCGCTCAACGTGGTGGCTCACAGGCTGAGCGGGCACTTGATCGAGTAGGAAACTCCAGCCGTCGCCTTAATGGTGCGCTTGGTTCGACGACCATCGGCATCACGACATTCAGTCGTAGCCTAGCCGGTATCAAGGGCGCTGGCGCTGCCGCGATCCTCGCAGGCATCACCGCCAAATTCATCGAAATGGCCGACGCTTCCGCGAACATGGAAGCGAAGCTGCGCCTCGCGACCCGTGGCTTTGCCGATTATGGTCAGGCGCAGGAAGACGTTCGCAGGATCGCCGCTTCCACTCGTAGTGAGCTTACCTCGACCGCTACGCTTTACGGCAAGCTGATGACCAGCGGTAAGGGTCTGGACGCTTCCCAGCAGCAGATTGCCCGCGCGACCGAAACCGTCACCAAGTCCCTCAAGATCAGCGGTGCAACCGCGGGCGAAACGGCATCGACCGTCCTCCAGCTTGGTCAGGCATTGTCGTCGGGCAAACTGAACGGCGACGAGTTCCGCTCCCTTGCGGAGAACAGCCCTCGCCTGATGAAGCTGCTCGCAGACAGCATGAATGTCCCAGTCGGCGCACTGAAAAAGATGGCCAGCGAAGGCGAACTGACCGCCGACAAGCTGTTCCGTGCATTCACCGACACGCGCTTTACCGCTGCGCTGGACGAAGAGTTCAAGCAGATGCCGAAGACATTCGGCGATGCGTTCACGGCCCTGACCAACCTCGCGACCGTCACCTTTGGTGCGTTCGATCAGGGCGGTGGTTTCAGTCAGGCGCTCTACAATTTCGCCGATCAGGGCAATGACAATATGCGCTCCATCTCGGATGCCGCTGCCGATGCCGGTGCGGAAATCCGTGATAGCTTCGAGGGCCTGGTCGGCGCGTTCAAGCCCCTTGAGAATGAGGGTATCAACGCCGCCGATCTAATCTCTGCGCGCTGGCAGGGTCTTCGCAATGAGATTGCAGGCGTCCTCGGCGTGATCGATGACGTTCGTAACTTCGGACGCGGCTACAGTCTCCTTGGCGGCAAGGACAGCGGTGCGGTGATTGAACTCGATGCGCTGCCCACGAACAAAACCGCCCCCAGCGATTATCGCGGTCGTTTCCTCCGCAGTGCTGCCCAATCCCATCGTGATCGAGCCCGCGCCAAGTTGGAACGTGCCTATCGTGAGCGCACGGGCGACAATGTGCCCAAGGACTGGAACGACCAGAAGCTCTTGAACGAATCTCGCAAGCTGGGTCCGCCCCCGCCGAAGAAGACAGGTGGCAGCGGTAACTTGCGACCAGCCGCAGGCACTCCGACCGAAAAGAACGGCGCAGGTAGAAAGACGGATGCAGAGCGCGAGGCCGAACGCGCGGCGAAGGCCGCTGCGCGTCAGCAGAAGGCCGCTGAGGAATTCTGGGCGGTCATGGAGGAGAACCGCACGATCGCGGCGCTCATGCCCGTAGAGGCTGAGAAATATACCGCGCAGATGGACCTACAACGTCTCGGCGGCAAGGAACTAACCACGACCGAAAAGGAACGACTGTCCACGCTGATGGACGAAACCCGTGCTGCCAAGCTGCTCACGGACATGCGTGTCGCCAACGACAATGGCAAAGCCGAACTGGATTTCCTGAAGCGCAAACTGACCATGACCGACAAGGAAGCGGCCATGGCGGAAGCCGCATGGGAATTCGAAAGCCGCGCTCTTGAGGATAAGGTCGATATTACCGGCGACCTGTATCAGCAGCAGCTTGCCATTATTAAGGCCCGCGCTGGCGAGACGTTTGAGATCGAGCGCCAGAATAGGATGCTCAAGGACCGCGAAAGCCTGCTGTCGCAATATAGCGCCTTTGAAGCTGACCGCTTTAAGATGGAGCAGTTCGATGTAGATCGTAAGCGTCTAGACGTCCTCCGTTCCAAGCCGGTCGCGGACGGCGGGATCACGGAAGAGCAGTATCGCCGCTCCGTTGATGGCCTTGATCGCGCCGTGGCGGAAACTGCCACCCGCTTTGAATATGAGTTGGGTCAAAGCATCGACCAGTTGGGCAACCAGCTCACCGGCACGTTCGGGAAAGCCATTTCCAAATTCGGGCAACTTCTTTCCGGGTTGGCCAATGCCGCCAAGGGTGATTTTGCTGGCCTTGGTGCAATCGGCTCCATCATCGACATGCTTGGCAAGAATAGCGACGGCACCCTCACCGGCATTGGCCAGGCCGCCGCGAAGGCATCGCAGAACACGTTGGATTCCCTGCTTGGCCGCAACGGTCAGAAGTCTGCCCTGCTCAACCCATTGAAGAGCCTCAGCAGCGGCTTCGACGGCTTCAAGCGCGACATGAAGAAGATCTTCACCGGCAAGGGGCCGGGCAGCGTCGCCGGCGCGATCGGCAACACATTGGGCGCGGCGGCGAGCGGCGTTCAGATGGGCCAGATGGCTGACGGCCTGATGAAGACGCTCGGCATCAACAGCAGCAAAACTGGTGCATCCATCGGTGGCGGCATCGGTTCGGTTGTCGGCGGTCCTATTGGTGGTCTGATCGGTTCCATTGGTGGCGGCCTGATTGGCGGCATGTTCAAGAAGAAGCGATACGGCACGGCCGACATCACTCTTGGTGATGACGGCTATCTGGGCAGCAGCGTCACGGGCAACAAAGCGGCCTATGAGGCAGCAGCGGGCACGGCGGCTGGCGCGGTCATGGATAGCATCGGCGCTATCGCGGATCAGCTAGGCGGCAGCATCACCGGCAATCCCAATATCTCCATTGGCCAGTATAAGGGCAAATGGCGCGTCTCGACCACGGGTCGAACGGGCAAGCTCAAAGGTGGCAGCGGTCGATCCGATATTGTTGATTTCGGCAAGGAGGGGGAAGAAACCGCGATTGAATTCGCGATCAAGACCGCGCTCCAGAAGGGCGTCCTTACGGGCATCACCGATTTCTCGAAGCGCGTCCTGTCGGCGGCGCAGGACCTAGACCGCGCCGTCACCCTCGCGACGAAATATGAGAACATCGTCAAGGAACTGGCCCGCATTGATGATCCTATCGGCGCTCCGCTCGCCGAACTGAACAACGAATTCCGAAAGCTGCGCGACGAGATGGTCGCCAACAGCGCGACCGCTGCCGAACTGGCCAATGTGGATCGCTATTACATGATCCAGCGCGAAAACATGCTCAAGGATCAGCTATCGGACCTGAAATCCTTCCGCGACAAGCTGATGGGAGAAGGCTCTGGCCTTAGCACCAAGTCCCGTCTCGATAGTAAGCTGGCTGAGTTCGCGAATTATGAGAGCGCGTTGGCTTGAGGATCAGCGTGCAATAGGCACCCCCTTCGTGGGGTGATCGGCGTGCAAAAAGGACCCCTTCATCCCGGGGATTTAGTCGGCCGACTGGTTTTGATCAGTTGGCGAGAACGGGATGTTGATCGTGGAGACAGTGGTTCGGATTCGGCGTGAGCATGCAGCGGGTAAGGCGATCAAGGCGATCGCTCGTGACCTTCGTTTGTCGCGGAAGGTCGTCCGCAAAGCGATCCGGTCGCCGGAGGCGGCGTTCAACTATCAGCGCAAAGTCCAGCCGCTGCCGCGGATCGGTCCTTATCAGGATCGTCTCGATGCGCTGCTTGAGGAGAACGAAGGTCGCGGCCGCCGCGATCGGCTACGGATGACGCGTATCCATGACCTGCTGGTGCGCGAGGGGTTCGATGGATCCTATGATGCGGTGCGCCGCTATGCGGCGCGCTGGCGTGCTGCGCGGCGGAAGGATGCTGGCGAAGGCGCACCGGCGTTCATCCCGATGACCTTCCAGCCGGGTGAGGCCTACCAGTTCGACTGGAGCCACGAGGATGTGGAGATCGCCGGCAAGCCGATGCGGGTGAAGGTGGCGCATATGCGTCTCTGCGACTCGCGCGCACCCTATGTCCGGGCCTATCCGCGCGAGGGCCAGGAGATGCTGTTCGATGCCCATGCCCGGGCGTTCGCGTTCTTCGGCGGTGTGCCGCGACGCGGTATCTACGATAATATGAAGACGGCGGTGACGGCCGTGTTCACCGGCAAGGAGCGTGTGTTCAACCGCCGCTTCCTGATCATGACCGATCATTACATGGTCGAGCCGACCGCCTGCTCGCCGGCGGCGGGATGGGAGAAGGGCCAGGTCGAGCAGCAGGTCCAGACAATCCGAGGCCGCTTCTTCCAGCCGCGGCTCCGGTTCGCCAGCCTGGCCGAGCTCAACGGGTGGCTGGAGGCCGAGTGCCGGCGCTGGGCCGAGCATCATGCCCATCCCGAACGCGGGGATATTACCGTCGCCGAGGCGCTGGATATGGAGCGACCGGCCCTGCAGCCGATCCTGGCACCGTTCGACGGCTTCCATGAGAGCGAGCATGCCGTCACCGGCACCTGCCTCATCAGCTTCGATCGCAACCGCTACTCGGTCATGTCGACGGCCGCACGCCGGACCGTTCAGGTGCGCTCCTATGCCGATCGCATCGTCATACGCTGCGGCGATGCGATCGTCGGGGAGCATAAGCGCCACTTCGGTCGGAACCGCACGATATACGATCCCTGGCATTATCTGCCGGTCCTCGCGCACAAGCCCGGCGCGCTGCGTAACGGCGCACCGTTCCAGGACTGGGATCTGCCGCCCGCCCTGCACCGATTACGGCGAAGGCTCGGCACCGGGGACGAGGCCGATCGCAGGTTCGTGCGGGGCCTCTCGGCGGTGCTCACCGATGGCCTGGAGCCGGTAGAGGCTGCCGTGCGCGAAGCGTTGGCGAACGGAACGGCCAGCGACGAGCTGATCCTCAACATCCTCTCCCGGCGCCGCGAGCCGGCGACACCCCACAGCATCGTCACTTCGGAAGACCGGATGCTGCAGCATCCTCCGCTCGCCGACTGTGCCCGCTATGATCTGCTGCGAGGCTATGATGCAGCGGCATGATATGATCGACACGATGCGCGGCCTCGGACTCAAGGGCATGGCGGCGGCGTTCGACGAGGCGGGCACCACCGGCCTCCAGCGCAAGCGCACCACCATGGAGATACTGACCGACCTGCTCCGTGCTGAGGCGACCCACCGGGATGCAGCCTCCATCCGCTATCGGATGACGGCTGCGAGGCTGCCCGTGGTGAAGGACCTGGAGCGGTTCAGCTTCGAGGGCACACCGATCAATGAGGAGATGATCCGCTCCCTTCACGATGGCTCCTTCCTCCCGCCTCGCCGCAATATCGTGCTGGTCGGCGGCACGGGGACAGGCAAGACCCACCTCGCCATCGCGATCACCGCCAATGTCGTGCGAAGGGGCGCTCGCGCCCGCTACTTCAACACCGTCGATCTGGTGACACGCCTCGAAGAGGAGACCCGGATCGGCAAAGGCGGGACCCTGGCGGCGCAGCTGTCGCGGCTCGACCTGATCGTTCTCGACGAGCTCGGTTATCTGCCGTTCGCCCGCTCGGGAGGGCAGTTGCTGTTCCACCTCATCAGCAAGCTTTATGAGCGGACCAGCGTCATCATCACCACGAACCTCGCCTTCGGCGAATGGCCGACCGTGTTCGGCGATCCCAAGATGACCACGGCGCTGCTCGACCGCGTCACCCACCACTGCGATATCGTCGAGACGGGCAACGACAGCTGGCGCTTCAAAAACCGCAGCTGA